AACTGGTGCGCAAGAAGACTGCAGCCATGTTTGCGGGCTTCATCACGCGCCTGTCGCCCGAGGACAACCTGATGGGTGAAGGCTTGCCGGACGCCAATGGCGCGGCGATGGCTGGACTCGAGCCGGGCACGCTGCAGATCCTGGAGCCAGGCGAGGACGTGAAGTTCAGTCAGCCTGCCGACGTGGGCGCGAGCTACGCCGAGTTCCTGCGCATGCAGTTCCGGGCGGTGGCCGCGGCGATGGGCATCACCTACGAGATGCTCACGGGTGATCTGACACAGGTGAACTACTCGTCGATCCGGGCCGGGCTGCTGGAATTTCGCCGCCGCTGTGAGGCGATCCAGCACGGCGTGATCGTCCACCAGCTGTGCCGATCCATCTGGCGCGCCTGGATGGACCAGGCGGCGCTCGAAGGTGCACTGGATCTTCCCGGCTACCGCAAAGACCGCCGCACCTACCAGGCCGCCAAGTGGATCCCACAAGGCTGGAGCTGGGTCGATCCGCAAAAGGAATTCAACGCCATGAAGTTGGCCATTCGGGCGGGCCTCATGAGCCGTTCAGAAGCCATCTCAGGCAACGGCTACGACGCCGAAGACGTGGATCGCGAGATCGCGGCGGACAACGCCAGGGCCGATGCACTGGGCTTGGTCTTTGACTCGGATGCCCGGCATGACCAGGCGCCTGTACCGATACCAGATCCGAACAACGCGCAAGCCATCGACGAACGGTCGACTGACCCGGCGGATGCGCCACCCAACAACCAGGACAACCAACCATGACTTATCTTGCTTCCCGCCTGTTCGGGACGCCCTTGCTGATTCACCGCCCCAAGCTGGACGTGATCCTGTCGGTGGTTGGTCAGCGCATCGGCATGGCTGACGCACTCCCGGTGCCTGCCATGGACATGGCGGTGTACCAACGGCCTCCTCCAGCCGCAGCCCCCGATGGCATTGCTGTGATCCCGATCCACGGGTCACTGGTCAAGCGCTCGCTCGGCATGGAAGCCGCCTCGGGTCTGACCTCCTACGGCGAGATCGCCGCGATGCTGGATGCGGCGCTGGCCGATCCCCAAGTCAGCGGCATCCTGCTCGACATCGACTCCCCTGGTGGCGAAGCCTCGGGCAGTTTCGAACTGGCTCGGCGTGTGCGGGAAGTCTCGGCCATCAAGCCTGTGTGGGCTGTCGCCAACGACGCCGCTTATTCAGCAGCATACGCGATTGCTGCTAGCGCCCAGCGTTTGTACGTCACCGAAACCGGCGGTGTTGGCTCCATCGGTGTGATTGCGCTGCATGTCGACCAGTCGGTGAAAGACGCCAAGGACGGCTACCGGTTCACCTCCGTGACCGCAGGCGCCCACAAGAACGATTACTCACCACACGAGCCGCTGTCCGACGGTGCCAAGACCGAACTGCAGGGCGAAGTCGATCGGCTCTACGCCATCTTCACCGAGCACGTGGCGACCATGCGTGGTCTGGACCTTGATGCCGTGCGCGCCACCGAGGCTGGGCTCTTTTTTGGCAGCAATGCCGTGTCCCGAGGTCTGGCCGATGGTCTCCAGTCGCTGGAGGCCACGCTGGATAAATTTCACAAGTTCCTCAACGCCCGTAACCATCCGCCGTCTCAGGTGCGGGGCGTCATCCGTGCTGAGGCGGCACCCCAGAAAAAGGAAATGAGCATGAACGAAGAAGAGAAAGTGATCGAGTTCACCGACACCATCAGCACCGACGAAGCCGCCGCGCTGGTGGCCGAAACCCGTCGCGAAGTGACCCAGGCTGCCCAGGCTATTGCTGAGGTTTGCATGCTCGCTGGCTGTCCAGATCGCGCGGCCGAGTTCATCGCAGCAGGCAAGACCGAGGCCGATGTCCGGCGTGTGCTCATCGATGCCCGTGCCGCACGTTCCGAGGCCGATGACATCCGCTCGACCATCACGGTCGATGCCGGTACGCAAAACCTCGACCGCACGGAAGCCTCGCCCATCGTGGCCGCCGTCAAAAAGCTCACCGCCCAAGCCTGAAGTGCAACACTCAAAAAGGACTGACCCATGCCCACAATCACCGAAACCAATAACCTCGGCGACCTCTTGAAATACGAAGCTCCGAACCGCTACTCGCGTGACGTCGCCACCATCGCCGCTGGCCAGAACCTGCCCTTGGGCACGGTGCTTGGCCGAAGTACCAGCGACGGCAAGCACTACGCGATCGACCCCGCCGCCACCGACGGTACCGAATCCGCCATCGGCGTGCTCGCCAACGCGATCGATGCCACCGACGCCGACCGCAGTGATGCCATCCTGATCGCCCGCCATGCCATCGTGGCCAAGACCGCGCTGGTCTGGCCGATTGCGCTCACCGACGCCCAGCGCACAGCTTACGAGCAGCAACTGGCCGAGCGCGGTGTGTTGGTGCGTGAATCCGCCTGATCGATGTCGTAAATCCGCCTGTTCCCCATCCCTTGAACCCGCCTGGCCGTCTGGCTTGCGCGGGTTTCGTCATTCTTGGAGCCCCGAATGAACAACCCGTTTCTGAACCCTGGTTTCTCGATGGCCAGCCTGACTGCTGCCATCAATCTCATCCCCAACCGCTACGGCCGCCTGGAAGCCTTGAACCTGTTCCCGGCCAAGCCGGTGCGCACCCGCCAGATCATCGTGGAGGAGTACGCCGGTCGCCTGAACCTGCTGCCCACCAAGCCGCCTGGCTCGCCCGGTACGGTCGGTGAGCGTGGCAAGCGCAAGCTGCGCTCCTTCGTCATTCCCCACATCCCCCACGACGACGTGGTGCTGCCCGAGGAAGTCCAGGGCATCCGAGCCTTTGGCTCGGAGACCGAAATGGAAGCCATCTCCGGTGTGCTGGCCCGCCACCTGGAGACCATGCGCAACAAGCACGCCATCACGCTCGAGCACCTGCGCATGGGCGCCCTGAAGGGCGAGATCCTGGATGCCGATGGCAGCGTCATCAGCAACCTGTTCACCGAATTCCAGATCACGCCCCAAACGGTCAACTTCGATCTGGCCAATGCCAACAGCGAAGTTAAGGGTCACTGCTACGACCTGCTCACCAAGATCGAAGACGCCCTGCAGGGTGAATTCATGACTGGCGTGCATGTCCTGTGTTCGCCGGAATTCTTCCGCGCGCTCACCACCCACAAGGAGGTCAAGACCGCGTACACGAACTGGCAGCAAGGCGCAGTGCTCATCAACGACGTGCGTTCGGGATTCACCTACGCCGGGGTCACCTTCGAAGAATACCGGGGCCAGGCCGCTTACCTGCAGGCCAATGGTGATCTCGGCACCCGCCGCTTTATTGCAGCAGGTGAGGCCCATGCCTTCCCTCTGGGCACCGTGGACACCTTCGGCACTTACTTCGCGCCGGCCGACTTCAACGAGACGGTTAACACCCTGGGTCAGCCTCTGTATGCCAAGCAGGCCCCCCGCCAGTTCGACCGTGGCACCGACCTGCACACGCAGAGCAACCCGCTGCCGATGTGCCACCGGCCTGGCGTGCTGGTGAAACTGACCTCGGCGTGATCACGGCTCATGCAAAGCGCCTTCGAGAAGGCCGTTGCGCGCCTGTTCGTCCGGCTGGGGGTGCCCGGCACCTACCGGCTGGCCGATGGTCGAGAGATTGCCACCCGCTTCATCGCCAAACAGGCCGATGTGGTCGAGTCCTTTGGCGATACCCGGTTGGTGCTGGCCACTCACCGTTTCGATGTAATGGTCCGCGATGTGGCTGATCCTCGCGAGGGCGATCGCTTCACTGTTGCTGGCCAGACCTACCAGGTGGTGGGTGAGCCCTTGGCGGATCGAGATTGCTTGATTTGGACGTTGTCTGGAGCACCGATGTGAAGCTCATGGCGGCATTTACTGGCAATCTGGATCAGATCCTGGCCGACGAAGTGCGCATTGCGGAGCGGGCGGTAACGCATTCCATCCGCGAAGCCACTGATGGCCTCAAGACCGAACTGCGCAGCCAGATCACCGGTGCGGGTCTCGGTCAGCGCCTGGCCAATACCTGGCGTGGCGAGGTCTATCCCAAGGGTCAGATGAGCATCAAGGCGGCGGGTCTGGTCTACAGCCGCGCTCCAGTAGTCGTCGGTGCCCATGACCAGGGCGCGACGATCCGATCCCAAGATGGATTCTGGCTTGCGATCCCGCTACCGGCCGCCGGCAAAGGCCCACGCGGCAAACGCATGACCCCCGGCCTCTGGGAAAAGCTCCGGGGCCAGCGCTTGCGCTTCATTTACCGCCGGGGCAAACCGTCGCTGCTCGTCGCCGAGAACCAGCGTGCGCGCCAAGGCCAACGCGGCGGCTTCTCCGCTGCATCGCAAAAGGCCCAGGCCACCGGACGTGGCTTGGTCACGGTCCCCATGTTTCTGCTCGT